AGATGTTGAAGCAGGAACATTTACAGAAGTATCAGGCGGCAGTTATGCTCGTCAAAGTTTATCAGGTAAATTTGGCACAGCGGCGGCTAGTGGTAGTATTTCAAATGATGCTAACATTCAGTTTCCCACAGCAACAGCAGATTATGGCACAGTTACTCACATTGTAGTAATGGATGCTCTAACTGGTGGTAACGCATTAATTATTCAAGCACTAACTAGTGATAAGACAGTAGAAAACGGCGATACATTCGTTGTTAACACTGGTAACTTAACAGTTAACTTAGACTAAGGCGTATAAATGGCAACTGTAACTGGTGTTATAGCACATTTCGTAGATAATGATTATCTAGTAGACCAATTGGATTATATCCCAGGTCCTGCAGGTATCAGTTTCTCAGCGAGTGCAGATGCTAGTTTAGAAGCCTTAGGCACAGTGTATGCAGGTACAGTATTATGGCAGGACTGTGGTACATGGGCAACATGGCCTCGTAGTAAATGGGTGCCAGGCTTATTAAGTGCAATTGAATTAACATCAAGTGCAGTAGGTGAGCGTAAACCAGGTGGTACAGCAAGTGCAGATATCAGTTTAACAGCAAGTTCAACTGGTAATGTTACATATGATCCTAGTATATCAACAAATGTAGCAATTACAAGTAGTACAACAGGTAATTGTACATTTAGCGGTAGTGCAAGTTCAGACTTAACATTTACTGTTGAAGCAGAAGGTGGTAAACTATTACATGGTGTAGCCTCAGGTGATTTAACCATTACTGTAAGTGCAGTAGGTGAAAGAAAACCAGGCGGAACTGCTAGTGCAAATATCAACTTAACAAGTACAACAGCAGGTGTAGTAGTTAGAGATGGTAGTGCAACAGCAGATTTACAAATTACAGCAAGTGGTACTGGTAGTTTAACATTCTTAGGTACTGCTATAGCACCTATAAGTTTAACAACAACACTAGTAGGTGGGCTAGTACAAAAACCAGGTGAAACAAATACAGTATATACTGTAGAAAGTGAAACTAGAGTTTATCCTGTCCCATATGATCAAATTAATGACAGTGCAGGACAGCATTTAGGACACAGTTATTACAAATTACCAATTGAATGCTGTGGTAATAGAATATACAAAGTATTGTTTGATACAAGAACAGCAACAGTACCAAGTGAAACAAGAGTACAACCAACGGAGGTTTATTAATGGCAACGCTAACAGGTTATAAAAGAGACAATGAAGGACTTTACATTGATAAAGATCCAGAGGCGGTGTTAATTTACACTTTTGATTGGTCAAATTGGTTAGCAAGTGGTGAAAGTATCACTACTAGTAACTGGACAATTGATGCAATCACAGGTGATACAGATCCTTTAACAGTGGACAGTAGTATTATCCATAACAATGGTAAACAAACTATTATTACATTAAGTGGAGGAACTGAAGGTAAAATTTACACTGTATACAACACAATCGTCACAGACGAAAGCGAAACAGAACGCAAATTTTTTAGAGTACCAGTTAAAAAACGAAGTTTCTAAAAACAAGCGTGACCTATCAAGGGAGAAGGGGAAAAGAATATGAGTGATACCCAATCACCAAAAGAAGAAAAGAACAAAGGTGGCAGACCAAAAGTTCACAACTTTGATTATGAACAAATAACTCGTTTAGGCGAGTTAATGTGTACCAAACAAGAAATAGCTCATGTATTGGGCTGTAATGTAAGTACAATAAAGCGTGATCAAAAGGCATTAGAAGCAATTGAAACAGGATACAGTTTAGGTAAACTAAAACTTCGTCGTGCTATGATGCGTAATGCTTGTGAAAATATGAATGCGGCAGTACAAATTTTCTTATCAAAAAATCTGTTGGGCTACAGCGACAACGGACAATTAGACGGAGAAGCAAGTCAACCGCTACCATGGAATGAAGCACCACAAGAGGAAGTAAAAGAAGAAAATGCAACTGACGAAAATGCAACAACAGATAGCCAATGATACTAATCGCTGGCGCATTGTTGTGGCTGGTAGAAGAGGTGGCAAAAGCCATAGTGCGTTAAGAGAGATGTGCTATTTTGCTAGACAGCCAAACAAAGTTATATACTATGTTGCACCCACATATAGAATGTGTAAAGCAATTATGTGGGACAAGTTAAAAGATCAGTTACACGCACTTCGCTGGATTAAAAAAGTAAATGAAACAGAACTTACAATTAGGCTAGTGAACAATAGTAAAATTGTTCTCGCTGGTGCAGATGGCGGAGGCGACCGCCTAAGAGGAATTTTTTGCGACCTAGTCGTGTTTGATGAATTTGCTGATATGGAGCCTGAAGTATGGACTGTAATGAGACCAGCTCTAGCAGACAGAGGCGGACACGCGATGTGGTTAGGTACTCCAAAAGGTAAGAATCATTTCTATGATTTATTTCAATGGGCTCAAGCACAGGATGGTTGGAGTACATATAAGTTTACAAGTTTAGAAGGCGGCATTATCCCTGAAGAAGAAATAGAAGCCGCTAGACAAGAAATGGATGAGAGAAGTTTCAAACAAGAATTTTTAGCAGACTGGGTAGACTATGTTGGATTGGTATATTATGCTTTTTCAGAACTGTGTGTGGCAAAGCACGAATTGAAAAATAATATGCAAGAAATATATGTGGGGATTGACTTCAATGTGGACCCAGGCTGTGCTGTCGTTGGTACCATGACTGCTGAAAACGGTCTCCACATTTTTGATGAAATAGAATTAAGAAATACAAACACATTTGAAATGGCAGAAGAAATAAGACGAAGATATCCAAATAAAATTATAAAAATATTCCCTGATCCTGCAGGTTCACAAAGAAGAACTAGTAGCACAACAACAGATCATAAAATATTACATAATGCAGGCTTTCAAGTGTTTGCTCGTAGAGCTCACCCTGCCGTAAAAGATAGAATTAACAGTGTTAATAGTGCATTCAGCCATAGCAAGTTACTGATAGATCCTAAATGTAAAAGTTTAAGAAATTGTTTGAACAAGTTATCCTACCGTGAGGGTACTAATGATCCAGACAAAAATAGTGGCTATGATCATATGACAGATGCACTTGGCTATATGGTAGAATACTTGATGCCAATTACAAAAACAATAACACCACGGGTAGAACCAGCACGATGGGCCATAAATGCTCCAGCAGTGCGTAAATTTGGGTAAATAACAGTAAGGATAATATGATGTATACAAAAGAAACATTAGACCAAGTCCATCCTGAATATGTGGCTAATATAGCTCGCTGGAGATTATATGCAGATTCATACCAAGGTGGCGCGGCGTACAGAAATGGTGAGTACTTATTTAAGTACCATTTAGAAACAGGTGGCGAATACAGCCAAAGACTAGATGAAACGCCTTTAGAAAACCATTGCAGAAGAACTATTGACAGTTATAGTAGTTTCATATATGGATCAACAATTGAAAGAAATTATGGATCAATTGAAAACAATCCAAACCTAGAACCATTTTTAAAAGATGCAGATATGGACGGCAGAGATTTTGAAGCCTTTATCGCAAGTGCATCAAAACAAGCGGCGATATATGGTGCAGTTTATATTTTCGTTGATAAGCCCACTAACAATGCAGGTACTAGAGCAGAAGAACTAGGACAAGGTATTAGACCTTATCTAGCAATGGTATCACCAGAGAATGTAATTGATTGGCATTATGAAAGACAATCAAACGGCGCAATGATAATGACTTATCTAAAAGTCTTAATAGAAAAAACACAAGATACAAAAACTTATAAAATATACACACCTGAAGAAACAATTACAGCAATTTCAAGTTTAGAAAGTGATTTAGTTTCTATTGTAGATCAAGTACCAAACCCATTAGGTGAAATACCATGTGTTGTACTATACAATAATAGATCATGGACACACGGAATTGGCATCAGTGATATTGCTGATGTGGCTGACATACAAAGAAGTATATACAGTGACTATTCTGAAATAAATCAATTGATTAAACTTTCAAATCATCCCACACTCTGTAAAACGAATAGTGTAGATGCTAGTGCAGGTTCTGGCGCGATTGTATCTATGCCTGAAGATTTGGATGCGGGACTAAAACCCTACCTATTATCGCCTAGTGGACAAAATATAACCACACTGTTAGAAACAATTAATCGCAAAGTAGAGGCTATTGAAAAAATGACACACTTAGATAGCGTAAGTGGTCAAAGAACAGCACGAAGCGGTGTTGCTATGCTTATAGAACAAAAAGCACTAGCAAGTACCTTAAGCGGTAAGGCACAACTGTTGCAACTAGCAGAAGAACAAATATGGCGTCTATGGTGTCTTTGGGAAGGCACGGCTTGGGATGGTGAAATATACTATCCTGATTCATTTGATACAAGGGACAGACAACAAGACTTAATGAACCTTAAGTTAGCACAAGAAATTGGTGTTACTGATCCAATGTTGAAAAAATATGTGCAGATGTCAATTGCAAGTGCTATTGTAGATGATGAAGATGCATTACAACAAATTAATGATTCAATTATGAGTGATGAATTCGTACCTCACACGATGTATGATGCTCAAGGCAACGAATATCAAGTAAACAGTCAAGAAGACCATGAAAGATATGAAGCATTAGGCTACACTCACGAACAAATGGTGAGTGATGACGACAGCAACGAGGAATAGACAACCTTATTTTTGCGAGGCTGATTATGAATATTGGCAAAAGCGTAAAGCAGAATACAAGCCAGTACCTAGATTAGTTCTAACTAGAAGAAGTGTTTATGTATCAAGCGTAAAAAGTGAAGATCTACCGTTATTATGGCAAATTGATAGACGAGAAACTAGTATTGATTTAGATGAATGGGAAATGAATACAGTACCACAACAGTACTGTGGAGCAGGTATGAGACGAGGCGATTATTGGGGTGGACATTTTTTAGATTGGTGTAGTGCATTTGGTTTAACGAGCTGGTATGCAGGACATTCACATGAAACAGTGACCACTGTTGACACTAATGCTGTTATAAGAAAATTAACTCGTGCTAATTTAAAAAAATTAGGAACAGAATTCTATGAACAAAAGTTCTTAGATATTGATTGTACAAAATATACACTGATACAAGCAATTAAAAAAATTGATTGGGGTATGTATGATACAATTAGAATTGGTAGTGCGTCATATAATGTAATATATGACCACATCAAAAATAGTATAAAAGACGATTGTAAAATAATTGTTTATAAACCAAGTTTAGACTTTATAAAAAAGTTAAAACAGGACAACAGACAGTTTATAGAGAACCTAAAAGGTATTGATTATTTTGCAAAAGGCTAAATACAATGTAATAAAGGACAACAAACATGACTGACATTAAACAGGACGAGGTAACTCAAACCGCTGTAGAAAATACAGAAAATGAGGCGAATACATCTAACGATGAAAGTTTCACCCAGGAACAGTTAGACCGTATCATAGAAGACCGTTTGGCTAAACAAAGAAGAGCGTTAGAAAAACGATATGCTGGGGTTGACCCTGATAGATACCATGCAATGGTTGAAGCTCAGGAGGCAAAACGACTGGAGGAAGCCAAGTCAAAAGCAGAATTTGAAAACATTTTGCGTGACACAGTATCCAAAAAAGACAGTACAATTACTCAGCTGCGTAATGAATTACACAGTGTAAAAGTAGATGGTGCTGTACTAGGAGCGGCTAACAAAGCAGGTGCCATAAATGCACAACAAGTAAGTGCATTATTGAAGAATCAGATTAGATTAGGCGATAGTGGCGATGTTGAAGTTACAGATTCAAAAGGACAACTGCGTTATACAGACAAAGGCGAACCAATGAGTGTAGAAGCACTAGTAAATGAATTTATTGATGCTAATCCACACTTTGCCCGCCCAACTCCAAGTGGGTCAAACAGCAAAACAAACTTAAATCCAAATACTTTGGATAAGTTTAATTTACAGAGTTTAGATTTAACTAAACCTGATCATCGTAGATTATACAAAGAGGCCCAACAAAAAGGTCTAGTATAATTTACATAGCCAAAAAGGAGAAATGACATGGCAAACGAAAATTATATTAACGCTATGGTCACTAACTATGATGCAACGGTATTACCCGTAAAAAGTGCGACAATTTTTGCCGCACACGAGAATTCGTTGTTCTTAGGTGGTGAGTTAATCCCTGTAGTAAATGCACCAAATGGTATTCTACAGGTACCAGAAATCGCAAAAGATGTTGATGTAGATGTAATCACAGGTGCGGCACCAGGTAGTGCTGACATTGAAACTGAACTACCAACATTCACAAAAAATACAATCCAAGCAGACTTATTCGCGGCTCGCTCAGTAGTTCGTGATTTAGGTGCTATTGATCCTACAGAAGTAGGTAGAGCACTAGGTATGGCTGTTGCGGCTAAATTTGACGCACAGGTAATGAATGTGCTTGGTGACTTAACAGCAATTGAGGCTGATGACACAGCAGGTAAAGGTGTACTAACAGTTTCTGATATCGCAGACGCAGTAGCGGCGATCAGAGGATCTGGAGATACATCACCTCTAATGGGTGTAATCGCTCATACTGAATATGCTTCATTAATGAACGACATTGGATCAACAGCATTCGCTGGTGGTGATTTATTTCAAGGTCAAGCATTAAGAAGTGGCTTCTTTGGTAATATCCTAGGTGTACAATTATTTGTCACATCATACATGACAGATGCTAACACAGGTGTAACAAACCCAATGGCGGCTATTTTCTCTAAAGACGCAATGAGAATTGCTATGCAGAAAAATGTTGACCTAGAGATCGCTCGTAGAGCGGCGGCTGTAGGTAATGATGTTGTAGCAAGTCTACACGCGAAATGTGGTCTTATTGACGCGGCTCGTGGTAGAATCTTAATCAACGCGGCAGGTGCCTAATTAAAACTTTAAGAGTGTGGGGTATATTCTTTACCCCACGCCTATAACAAGGAGAACAAAATGGCTTTATTTACAGAAGCAGACATGAAAGAGTATATGCCAGATTTACACAATTATGGCATTCAAGACTTCTCTGATATGATTGCAAAAACAGATGAGGACATCTATAGACTCCTTAGAGTAGAATGGTATCCAAAGTTAGGTGTTAGCAGTTATAACGGTAGTTACACTGGTGACTTATCAAATTTTGATACAACTAAACTTAAAGCAAGTCAACTTACTCGTAGTGCAGTTTATTATTGCTTATACAAATATGTACTTCCCAAATTAACGCAATGGAGTGTAGAAGGTGATTCGTTTCAAACACAAATTAAATTCTACAGAGATGCGTTTGAAGAAGAATTTGCTATAGCACAAAGAGAACTGTATTATGATTGGGATGGCGATGGCGTTTATGAAGATGGCGAACATGAAATTCAACCAGCAAAAAGGTTAGTTAGATAATGTCAATAAGAAACGATATTACAAATAATATTGTAGCGATATTAACAGATGCTAACGACCCAAAGCCTATCTATGTAACTAGGGAGACAATAGAACTTGAAAATCTCGCAAGACAACAATTCCCAGCAGTCGTGGTTAGAAGCGGCGATGAAACTCGTACAGAACTTACTGTACAAGGTAGTAATGGCAGTCGCAGGAGTATTTTTAATGTTATTTGCCAGTGTTATGTCACTGGTGATAATATTGATTTACAGCGTAACAACATCTGTGAAAGAGTTGAAGAGGCGCTTGAAGCAGATCGTACAAGGGGTGGTGTAGCCCAAGATACTAGATTGTCAGAAGTAAGTGTGGATGAATCCATTGATCAACGCTTTGGATTAATTACTCTTAATTTTGAAATTGAATACATTTATCAACGAGGAGTAGCGTAATGAAGATTACAAACGGTACAAAAACTTATGATGTCTCAAATTGGGACAGCGAAAAAGTAGAAAAGTATCTTTCTGCAGGATGGACTAAAGATGGTAAATCATCAGGCTATTCTAAAAAGAAAGATGTAAAACAGGCTTATGAAGAAGCGGTTGAAGAGATTGTTTCAGAAGAGCCAACACAATTAGAGGAGAGCGAAGATGGCGGCAATTAACGGTCACGCAGGGTTGGTTACTATTGGTGGTACAGCTCTAGCACAAGTAACAAGTTACACATTAGACACAGTAAATGACACAGCAGAAACTTCTACAATTGGTGGTGGAGGCGACAGAACTTATGTATCAACAATGCAAAGTTTCTCAGGCTCTATTGACTTTATTTTAGAAGGTGGCGAACAAACACCACAATTTGATGCTAACGAGGCATTAGATGTGGCGGCGCACAATGGTGCGGCTGTAACTTTTGAACTTCACCCAGAAGGTGATGATTCAGGTAACATCAAGTACAGTGGTAGTGGTATCGTAACAGGTGTAAGTTATACTTCAACACCTGATTCACTGGTAACAGGTACTGTGACATTTCAAGGCACTGGTCCATTAACAACAGCAGTAGCGGCATAATAATAATGTCTATATTGAGTGTTAGTCTAACAGGCGTTGGGATAGCAACAAGTTTGAAGAGGGTGCAGGCTAAAGAAGCCCGCACTCTCGCAAACACGATATTTAGAGGTGTTAAAGATAGAACACCTGTAGATACAGGTAGAGCGAAACGCGGATGGGCACAAGCCAAACGAGGTAACGACTATCTGATATATAATAATGTCCCTTATATAAAAATTTTAGATAAAGGACGACATATGACTAGAAGAGGTATGAGAGGTTCAACTCAAGCACCGCAAGGTATGACAAAACCTACACTCAATAGTCTAAGTAAAAGACAAAGATCAAGAACAAGGATAACAAGATGACATTAGCAAGTAAAAATCCAGTAATTGCGAAAGCAGTAGAACATTTCAAAAGTCGTAATGATGTAGAAATGAATTCAATTGAAGTACCTGAATGGGATACTACAATTTATTATAAGAATGTAAGTACATTTGCTGATCAAAGCAAAGTAATGACCTTACATCAACAAGGTAAAGTCGTTGAAGCTCTAGTAGAAACAATTATTACTAAAGCAAGAACACAAGACGGCAAAAAAATGTTTCAACCCGCAGAAAGAACATACTTATTGAACGAATGTGATCCTGAAGTGTTATTGAAAATCGCAACAACACTAAACAGTACATCATCTCAAGAGTATGATGTGGATGAAACTGTAAAAAACTAAGAAACGATCCAGACCTATTAATTCTGTGTAGACTGGGTCGTGAATTAAACAAGTCACTTGAAGAAGTGAGCCAAATGACAACAGCAGAAGTGTTTATTTGGTTAGCATACTTTAAGTTAGAAGCAGAGAGTCAGAGGAAAGCATATGGCAGAACAAACCGTAAAACTTAAACTAGATACTAGTCAATTTGATGCAGGTATAAAAAGAGTACAAGGCGGATTTGGTAATCTTACAAGTGTCATTGCTGGAGCGGCGGCGGCATTTGGAGGATTTCAAGTCGCAAAAGGATTTTTAAATACAGCAAAAAGTATTGAAAATCTAAAATTTCAATTAGCCGCACTGACAGGATCAACAACTGAAGCCGCAAAGGCTATGGACATACTTGTTGATTTTGCAGGTGGCGTACCTTTTCAATTAGAACAAATACAAAGAGCGGCCCCAAGTCTATTAGCAGTAGCAAAAAGCACAGATGAATTAAATGAACTATTAGCCATTACAGGTGATATCGCCGCGGCTAGTGGTATTGATTTTGAAACAACAGCATTACAATTACAAAGAACATTCTCAGCAGGTATAGGTGCGGCGGATCTATTTAGAGATAGAGCCGTTAAGAGTATGCTAGGCTTTCAAGAAGGCGTACAGTATTCAGCAGAAGAATCAAAAAACTTAATTATCAATGGATTTAGAGATGGTACAATAGCCATAGCAGGTTCAAGTGCCAAAATGGCAACAACCTTTGATGGTGTGATCTCTATGATCCAAGATAAATTCATGAAGTTTCAATTGGCTGTTATGGATGCGGCACCATTTGAATCTATAAAAGCCGCGGCTACTTTAATGGAGCAAGCCTTAGAAAAGAATTTTGGATCAATTGAAAAAGCAGGTGCTAGAATTGGTCAAGCATTGGTTGACACAACTAAACAAGTATTAATTGGTAGTGCTAAAATTATGGATGCACTAACACCTGTATTTGAAATAGTTAAAAAAGGTATTAATGGACTTATAAAATTCATAAATCAACTGCCACCTGAAATGCAAATATTAGGTGCAATAGGATTCTTTTTAGTAGGTAGAGGTGTTAAACTTATATTATTGGCTGTAGCGGCATTCTTTGATCAAATCAAAGGCTTTATGGATAATATGGTCAAAAAATTTGCAGAAGGGATCAATGATTTAATTGCAATAGCCAATAAGATCCCAGGCATTGAAATGGATCCAATTAAAGTAGGTGATAAAGAATTTAGCAGTTATGTAGATGAAGTTAATAAAAAGTTCGTAGACTTTATTGGTGAAGCCACAGGTGAAATAAAAGAAATAGCATTTGAAATTACAGGCTTAGACCCAGACGAAATGGGCAAATATGAAAAAGGCATTCGTAAAATTATAAATGCTATTGATGATCAAATAGTAAAAACAAAAGAATTAGAAAAAGCACAAGAAGGTACTGGAGCAGGACCAACAAGTAAAGCACCACCAGTAGATAAAAAATTAGAAGCACAATTAAAGAAACAACAAGAAGCATTACAAAAACAACTTAAACAGTTAGACGAAAGTTTAATGACTGAAACTGAAAGAGAAAATTTTGAATACAATAAAAAACTAGCAATTCTAGATGAGTATTATAAAGGCAGAACACAATTTGATACTGAATACATGAAGTTAAGAGAAAGACTAGAAACAAAACATCAACAGGCTCTTAAGAGAATACAAGATAATGAATATAAAGAACAGTTAGATTTATTTAAATCAGGACAATTTGCACAATTAGATTTAGGCTCTTTCACACAGGATCAACTTAAGAAATTTACAATTGATACAGGTAAAGAAGTATTAGGCGCACTAGCACAACAAAACAAAAAAGCATTTCAGATAGCAAAAGCATTTAATATTGCAATGGCGATTATGAATACAGCACAAGGTGTTACTAGAGCCCTTACATTACCATTCCCATTCAACCTAGCAATAGCAGGATTGATTGGAGCGGCAGGTGCCGTACAAATAGCCGCTATTGCAAGTCAACAGTACCAAGGTAAGAAAGCAGGTGGTCTAGTACAAAAAGGTACTCCATACATTGTAGGTGAAAGTGGACCTGAAATGTTTATGCCAAACCAATCAGGTACTATCATACCAAATAGAAATTTAGATGGCAATAAAAATGTAAATGTTACATTTAACATTAATGCCTTAGATGCTAGAGGTGTTGATGAATTGATTGTAGAACGCAAAGGTTTAATAACAAACATAATTAGAGAAGCCGCTAATCAACGCGGTGAAAGGAGTCCAGTATAATGAGTGCAGGTGGTACATTACCAGATAACCCTAAATTTAGAGAAGTATCTATCAAAAGTGTAAACCCAAGTATAGTAACGCTGGCAAGTAGTGGTAGAAAACAAGTAAAAACACAAAACGCACAATTTTGGAGTTTCACAGCAACTTATCCACCAATGAAAAGAAGTGAATGGGCACCAATAGCCGCATTTATTCAACAGCAAAGAGGCAGTAGATGGGATTTTGATATAAAAATAGAACCATACAGTAACACACAAGGTAATTTAACAACAGAGACAGTTACAGTAAATGGGGCTCATGATGCAGGAGACACTAGCGTGGCCCTTAGCAGTGGGTCTTTGACGCAAACAGACAGTTTAAAAGCAGGAGACTTCGTAAGTTTCGCGCCTGATCATACTAAAGTGTATATGGTTACATCAGATGTAGATTTTAGCAGTGGATCAGCAACAATGAATATTGAACCAGGTCTACAAGTAGATATGTCAGGCGGTGAAGGACTAATTTACAACAATGTAACTTGGAAAGTATTTTTAGTAGAACAGGATCAAGAATGGACATTTAGTCTAGGCGATATGGTAGGCTATGAAGTGCAATTTAGAGAGGCACTGTAATGGCAAGAGGACTAGGTTCAACTATAACAACGGAACTTGCAAGAAACCGTTTAAGATTTGCAGACTTATTAGAACTGCATTTTGAATCACCTAATGATTTATATCTTACAAATGGACCACTAGACATAACTGTAAATACAGATACAAGTACAGGCAAAACATTCGCCGCAAATGGAGAATTATTGACTTTTGATTCTATTCAAGAAACAGGACAAGCAAGAGTCAATCAAATTAATTTTGCACTATCAGGTGCAAGTAACACAATCACAAATTTATTTTTAAACAACAACTATGTAGATAGACGCATTGTAATCTATAGATATTTTTTCAATGAACAAAGCGTTGCAATAGGTACTCCTGTTATGTTATTTGATGGGGAAATGACTTCTTTTCAAATTAATGAAACAGGATCCAGTTCAACGGTAAATGTAACTAGTTCAAGTGTATTCTATGATTTTGATAGAATCAATGGTAGAAGAACAAACAGTACTAGTCAGCAAACATATTATCCGTTTGATAAAGGTATGGATTTTTCAAGTGCCGTAGACGATAGAATCAAGTGGGGTAAGCCGTAATGATACAAAAGATGACAGTAAATGATATAAGAGTATGTGTAGAACTAGCAGAAAAATATCATAAAGAACATTGGTTTGGTAAACATACAAAATATGATGCAGATTATATTTTTGCAAACTTTAGACAGTTTATAGTAAATCCAATGGTGAATATGCTAGTAGCATATGATGATAACAAAAATATAGTAGGCTTCAGTGTATGCTTTATGCAACCTTTACTATGGTCAAAACAATTAAGAGCAACTATAAATTTTAGTTACTTAGAACCTGATCATAGAAAGTCAGGTAAATTTAACGCAATGGTACAAAGCCATATTGAATGGGCAAAACAAAATAATTGTGTAGATATAAACATTGGCGATGGTGCTGAACACAATGGTAAGTTTGGTATTCTCGCTAGACAAATGAATTTTGACAATGTAGGCACGGATGCTTATATGGTATTGAATTATGATAAAAAAGATTAAATTATTTTTAATAGCCTTTTTAGGTACTGCTTTAATTAGCACACCAGCATGGGCTGGACCAGTAGTAATTGTTGGTGCTGTTATTGGTGGTGCTGTAGGTGCCGCGGCGGCGGCGGCAGGATTGATAAGTGCAACTATCTTTACAGGAGCACTAATTGGAGCCGCTGTAGGTGGTGTAGCAGGAGCACTAGCACCAGACTTGTTAGGTGGCTTTTTAGATGTACCTGATTACAATGTGGCACAAAATGCCCAAGCACAAAATGATGGTATACTAGTTAATAAAACAGGTACCTTAACACCTGTGCCAGTAGTATATGGTAAAAGAAAAGTAGGCGGCCCTATTGTTTATATGAGTGCAGGTGGAGATAGAAACAAGTATCTTTATTTGGCGTGTGTACTGTCAGAAGGTGAAATAGATAGCATTGAAACAGTATTTTTAGATGATGTAGATATACTAGATGAAAGATTCAAAGACAGATACAAAATAGAAAGATTTACAGGTGCCGCAAATCAATCAGCAAGTACACTATTAAAAGAAGCAAGTGATTGGACAGATGATCATAGATTAAGAGGTTTGGCTTATGTTGCTCTTAGATTAGAATGGCGTAAGATTGAATCAATTGAAGACAGTGATGCTAATCCATATCAAGGTGTACCAAGAGTAACTGCTATTGTAAAAGGTAAAAAAGTAAAAGATTGTACAGGCTTAACAAACAGTCATAGTACAGCATACAATAGTGAAACAGTTACATGGAGTAGTAACCCAGCAGATTGTATTTTAGATTATTTAAGAAATCCAATTTATGGTAAAGGTCTATCAAATGATAGAATTGACTTTACAAGTTTCAGTACAGCAAGAGCCAAGTATGCACAAACAGTAGAATATGCCGCAGGTGGTGGTACAGGACCTGTGTTGACTTGTGATGCTGTTATTGATACAAGCCGTAGTATATTAGACAACTTAAAAACATTTTTAGCAAATGCTAGAAGTGGTATGCCTTATATACAAGGTAGATTCAAACTAAAATTACAGGATACAGGACATTCAACAGACAGTCAAAATACAACACCAAATGTTGTGTTTGCTGTTACAAGAGATCACATTGTAGGTGGTATAAAATTACAAGCAAATGGTACTAGAGACCATTATAACCAAGTAAAAATAACTTATGTTGATCCTA